ACATTAGTTCTTTATTGGCATTTCCCTTTCCTGTGGCGTGTTTTTTAATTACTGTGGGTGGAATTGTTATATATTTAAATTTGGTTTCTCTTAATTGTTTTTTGAGTATTCCCATATTTTCTGCAATATGAAATACTCTACCAGTTGCCGCAAATGCATAATCTTCCAAGTAAATTTCACTTACTCTATCATCGAACCACCGAATACATTCAATAGTCCAAGATGCAAGTTTACTGAATCTTTCAATGTCATCCGAATATTCTGGATAATCATAAGCAAGAAATACTTCTCCTAATGATTTATGTGATTTATTTTGTTTCAAAAAATGAAATTTACAATTTTCAAATTTTATATCATTGTTAATTATTTTTGCCACACATATTGCGGGCGATGTTAATGAATAATCAATTCCTGCAACATACTTATTCTTCTTCTTCTTCATCATAATAAGGTTCCATCAAAATTCCACAAAATGCACAATGAAACGCATGTTCTTCGTGTTCTTGTGTTCGTATGTCATCAGAATCATAGATCATTGTATAAGTTACGCTACAATTGTCACATTCTATATCCAATTCGACTTCCATTTCTCTCCAATTAAAGGTCTACAATCTCACACCCACCTTCTGCTGAACAGGCGAGTTCTTGTGAAGCCACCGTATAATCCTGCTGTTCATAATTAGACAAATTAGACCAATCTACCTTTTTTGGTATTTTGGTTAATAATTCATTATATTCTTTTTTTGTACAATCTTGATATGGTGCCTGTCTATATGTATGTTCACTAAAAGGTAAGAATGAAATACCACTAATTGAATTAAAATTGTTCCATACCCATGCACCAACATCAAACCATTCGTGTTCTTTAACAGAAACCGTAATAGATGGTTTGTGTTCACACCAATGTTTTTGATATTTAGTCCAAAGTTGTAATTGTTCAATTGCAGTCATATCTTTGCGACAGATTGCATCTTTTGGACTTTCCATTGGAAAAGAAAAAACAGTTGTATGTTCTGGTTTAGTTACATCTGGTTCATTTGGAAACTCTGCATCCTTCATCATTTTACAAAGTGGATCTTTATTATCTGCTCTTACAGTGCGGATATAATAAGGATTATGACGGGCATGAATACCAGAAGCACTATCAACAAGCTGAGATACAGTACCACTTGGTTTGACACAAGTAATGGCAGCGGATCTTTTGATTCCAAGTTTGTCTGCCCATTCTCTGTTTGTTTCGACTGCGGTTTTTCTGAGATCATCTAATAACTCCTCCAATCCCTTCTTTCTACCATTGGTTAAGGGATTGTCTAAAATGCCTGTGAGGGAAACACCAAGAAGTCGTTCTTCGGTGCAGTTTTTTTCCCACTCTTTTGTGAGATATCTGAAGTTTGTAAGAGTGGATTGGAAGGTGCCAAGGATTGTTGCAGTCCTAACTTTCTTAGATAGTGATTCGGGAGTGTCCCATCTTCGGACAACGCATTCAGACAAGTTACAGAATTCTCTACTTCTAAGAATAATCTCGCTGCAGGGGTTAGTTCCAAAATCATCTCTTAGCTCTCTTCGTTTAATAAATCCTCCATTTTCATCTGATTCCTTTTCGTTTAATGCTATTACTTGATTTTTTGCTGACATTCCATTATATACTCCACGTTCTCCTGACTTTGAATCATAAAGAGATAACCATTCTCGCATATAAGTTCCAACATCTGGCCGTTCCTTATAATTTACTGAATTGTTTGCTAGTGCTCGTTGAACATTAAGTTTGTACCATTCACCATGTTTTGCAAATCGCATTTCTCTGTCGTTGAGGTCTGACAAACTAATAAGGGCACTTCTACGAACACCTCCTACCACAACTATTTCTGCAATTTTACAAACAATATCATGTGCTTCAATAGGTTTAAGTTTTCTTCCAGCCGCATCTTGAAACACCTTTGTTGAAAAATGAAACAGATCATCCAATGGTTGTGGGCCAGATGCACGACCACCAAATGTCTTTAATGGTTTTCCTGCTTCACGAACTTTGGTGAGATCCCACTTTGGAATCTGTCCTGTCCATAATAAACTAAGTAGTTCCTTGAGTGCTTTTGCCCAACCAAGTTTTGAATCTGCAACAACAATTGTTGTATCGGTTGGATGAAACTCTTCTGCAATGGGGGGTAATTGATTTACATGTTCTGACTCTACACTAAATCCTACACCAGTTCCATTCATAAGAACATAAAGAATCTCATCAAAAGAACGTGGACTGTCAACTTTGACATACGAACAGTTGTAACCGGCAACGTTCTCTTTTCTAAGTGCTTCTCCAGCTGTCATCAGACAACGCATAGAAGGCATAACATTTAAATTTAATACATCTTCTCTCAACTCTTCAACCAATCCATTTCCAAGATCAAAATCACATGTTTCTTTAAGATGTTCTTGAAAAAAAGTAAAATAACGATCTACTGTTTCTCCCCATGTTTCTCTTCGTTTTTTATCGTAATCCCATCGAGCATAACGTGACAAATGAATAAATTGTTGATATTGAGTAGGCAAGACGGCGGGATTATCTGAGTTCATTTTTTCCTCCAAGTGGCGAGATGTGTTTTTGCGAGCAGACCATTGTGCATGTTGGTATTTATTATTTCGATTAATCTTGATTCTTGAATACCAGCAAGAACCATATCATTTAAATCCTTACGAGTAATTGATTCTGGCCAGATACAAACATTCCAACCATTATCGATTGCTTTTTCCATTCTAGAAATAATTTCTTTATTTCTAGGTTCATTATCAAAGACCATTGTTCCTCTATGATCATCTAATGCATCCGAAATCTCAACTTGAGATCTTAAATTTACATCCGATCCTGCCATTGCAATACAATTCGGCAGAAACATAGAGTCAAACGGGCCTTCAACTACATAAAATTGTTTCTCTAAATCCAAGCGATCCAACCCGAATATTTTAGGAGAATCTTCTTCCATCTTAATCGTGATGTAACGAAGCAGAGTATTTGTAAACGCTCGTCCCTGAAACGTAATGAGTTGTTTGTTTTTATCAAAGAAGGGAATTATTATTCGCTGTTCTTTTTCATTCAAATCATACTCACGTTTTGTTACCTTCGTAACAAAATTTTTAAAGTCCTCTGTATAATATAGGTAACTTAAAAATTGAGGTGGGATTGCACGATTAATCAAATATTTCTTTGCGAAATGTTGATCATCAAGATCACTAATTCGGGGAAGATTTATCTTAGTATGAAATACTGGTTTCTCATGTTTAATTATTGGATCAGATGTATTCTGGCCTTTTCCAGTTACACCTTCTTTATATCTTTCTAAAACATATTGTTTATGTAATTCACTATCAAGTTTTTTAAGAAAGTTAGAAAAAGTATTACTCTGTCCACAATTATGACAACGATAAAAAAGATCTGTTCTTTTTTGATACAGATAACCTCTTGCTTTGGTTTTACTTTTTTGAGAATCACCACAAAAAGGACATCGAAAATTATATAATCCTTGATGTTTGTGTTTAAAAAGGGGAAGTCTAGATGAAACTAAATTTACGTATTTTGTATCAATGTAAGAAGGCATAACAAATTTAAAATGTGATTTTAATTATGTAAGACTATTATAACATAATTCCACAAAATGTCAAGTCTAATTGTCTAGGAATTTAGGAACTACATGAACAATGAAAAATGTCAATGCAGTTACAATACCAATAGTAATCCATCTCCATTTTTCAAGAGATTCTACCTTTTTGTAAAGAGTAGTAATGTCTGTATCTATTTTCGCTTCAGTTTTATCAATCATAACAGTCATTTTATCATGAAGTTCTCCTATTCGGGTATGAAGAATTTTCAATTCATCACGAACTTCATTATCATTCGTTCTATGCAGATCTTGACCTGCAAGTAATCGACCTATATTTTCTGAAAGTGCATTAAGTTTACCAGAAGTTTCAGATAACTTCTTCATCAAAGCATCTAATTCCTTAGTGCGAAATTCGTCTTTGATTTTTAAGGTTTGGATTTCAGTTTGGAGACTATGGATAGATTCTTGATCGGGCATAGGATAATTCTGCTGGTCTTACTTCCGTAATGAACTGTTTTGTAAAATAGGCAAATGCTTTTGGTGCAAAAGTATTTGTATGCACCGTCCACGATTCCCCATTTAGTTCTGGATCGTGACCATCATTATGTATCTCTATTGTATTATCATCATCGTCTGTGGCTCTCCATGTAGATCGAGATTTACTGATCCACTCACCACTCATAATCTGTTCTATTGAATCATCTGCATTAATTTGCAGATATTCTTTAAATTTCATCATTTTTCACTTCCATGTCTAAGATATTGCATACATCCAGTAGAAGAATCCATCACTATGATTGGTTTCTTAGGATATTTCCTTGCAAATGTACGAATATATTCACCAATTTCATCTTCACCAACATAATTGCTATAACGTGTATATTTCTTTTTACCCAAACGAGATTTTTGAAAATGTATAGGATCTAATGCAAATACATCTATTCCTCCAAATTTTCTCATCACCAATCCCTTTGGTAGTTTTTTCAATAAGGGAATACCTCTTATAGCTATATTTCCACCGCCCATAGCTGTAGTAGGAGAAGCTTCTTCATTTAATACATCTTCAAATTCTTTCAATGTTCTAGAATCAAATTCTAAATCATTATTGTACATTCGTTCAAACATATCAAAAAATTGTAACTCTAATTCCTCTTCTGTGATCTTATATCCGTCTTGTTGTTCTTTAATTAACCAAAGTGCGGCCGCATAAGATGCAAGGCGAGATTTTCCGCCAGGAATCTTTCCCATTAATTTTTTGATATTCCATATTAAAGTATCGGAAAGAGTATATGCTGCTTTTTCTTCTTTTGTTTCTAAATCTCTTCGTCTTTTGAGAATCTTACCACTTTCATCTACGATTCCCAATTCAAATGCTTTTGTCTTTTCAAAGGGAGTAACCAGTTTCTTTAAAAACTGATAAACGAAATATATGTTCCCAATTCCTGCAAGAATTCCCATTCTATTCTATTTTCCTTAATTCTTTGATGGTAGTTTCATTCAACGGAATATGATTTGTCTGAATATCTTCTCCGTCTATTCCTCTTATTTTTTCTGGAAGACGGTTTAAAAATATAAGAAAAGGTTTAAGAATCGAATAAAACTTTTTTTCTACCCTAAAAAACAACATACGAGTTGCGGCCTCGTTTTCAAATACATTATAGATAACAATCAAATGGTTAAGAATTAAATTAGTTCTCAACTCTCCTGTTTCAAGAAACCGATTAAACAATCTTTTAACGTACTTAATTTTATTCAAATCTTCATTGAACTCTTCGACAGAAGTACATTGTCGATTATCATAAAATTTCATCGCAAAATGTAAATAATTTTTTTCATTTAAATCATCAAATAAATTCATGTTCACTATTCAATTATGTTACTGCATGTCCATATCCACCGATGATTTGCCATGCACTATCATTAAAAAGAAAAACAACAGTATCACCTACTGCATCTAAAGTAACATATGTTCCACCATCTAAATTCGTTGGTGTAACTCTTACACTCCCACCATCTACTATATGAGAAACAATCTTAACTTGTCCTTGTGCTCCATCTGCAAGACTAACCACTTGTGCTGCACCTGTAGAAGTACAATTCGTAATCGAAGTTGTTAGATTTGCGGCCCCTGCACCAGAAAGAGCTTGTGGTGTTCCCACATATGGTGTTTTAAAGAAATTTACAAGAGTAATTTTCTTAGTCTCTGACGCTGATGTATCAGATATCAAAGCTGTATCATCTGATGCTGTTACGGTCAGTGCATTTAAATCACTTATTCTTTTGTCCGCCATCTTTCTCTTTATCTAGATCATTGACAACCACTTCTTTTTCTGGAAAAAGTGATTTAGGTTCTGGTTTTTCTTCTTCTTCAATAAATTCATTGGAAAGAAGAATTGCACCTCTCATCGTAAGAATATCATTGCTGGTTAATTCTAATTGTTTTTCCAACTCAACTTTCTTATCAATAAGAGAGTTGTAATTAGTCATCAATTCTTCACGTTTCTTTTTAATCTTTTCAAGTTCCATATTATTTCGCCTTTAATGCTGTTTCAAAAAATTGGGGGGGAACGAATCCCCCCAAAAAAATAATTACCGATTCACGGTTTACTGATTAAGTAAATGTAGGTGCATCTACACTAGCTACCCATCCACTGATCGCCCAAACAGTTGCTGATACCCCATATAACCAAATATGGAATCCACTGTGTAACAATATATTTAATCTGTAATGATTAGTACCATTAGGAAAAACTGGAGCTGTAGTTTGTCCAGTTTGGTTTGTATCATGATGTAAAATCGAACCAGCATAAAAAATTGAAGTGCCCGCAGTTGCAATTTGAACATCATGACCATCCGCAGCTGTTAATCCAGAAGTTGCACCC